GACAAAAGGGGTGCAGAACTGTCGTTAAGTTGTGTTGAAGAAGAGCCTGTCATGGCTTGGTCCTTACGCAGTTCTAGGCAAATGTAGCACCTTGACGCTCATCAAGGATAGTACAAGTTTATCAGATGGTAGGTAGTTTTGTGGGCCAAGGATAGTTCTTAACCGCATATGCTGTAGGACCTGGGTCAAAGGGCATTTCTTGGTTAAGATACACCTCTAGCCCTTCCACAACTACCAAAATGTCATCCCGAAGACGACCACGTACACGATAGGACATTACAGAAAAGTACCTACCATCATACAAAAACATGTCATTAAGGTGTTGTTTGTACTCAAAAACAGTTTCAATTCCTGCATCTCGGAAGTCTGAAACAGAAGCCACTAGGTTAACAATTTCTACGGGTTGGCGACCCTCAGGGATTGCACGCTTAGTATCTTCAGATTCTGTAATCATTAAAATAGGCACTGTAATTCCTGTTTTAAAAGATTTACCACCGCCACCTATTGCTCCCTCGTCATACACATCATCGTAGTAGGAGCCTGCACTAGCAGCATTTGCTAAAGGAGAGTGTTCGTACCAAACGACACTTTCACCAGCATAGGATTGGTAACTGCGGTATTGCTTGCGAATGTTGTTCGCTTCTGAACGTAGGTCCATTAGAAGTAGGCGTTGCTCGTATAACTAGCAGGAGGCTCTGTATCAATAAATACATCTTCCCTCAATGGCTCATTCTTTTCAGTAATAAGAATTTGACCCTCTGAGTCTTCAACAAAGATGCGCTCCATAGGACCATATTCACCAAGTTCTTTAGCCTTATAGAGGGGTACAAGACGGTTAGTGGTACGGGATACACGGCGAAGGCTGAACTGTTCAATGCGCTCAGGACCAATGTTAAGGTTATTGGCACGCTTACGGTACTCAAGTTCCCACTGTTGACAAAGGCTCTGGAGCATGCGGAAACGCTGAGAACCAGGTATATGAATGGACTCAGAAGTCATGACATCAATGTCACGAGCATATTCTGTCATAAGAGCCTGTAGGGCTTCTACAAGGGCACCAATGCCAATGACATCCAAGACTGCTGGATTAGCCTGTTCTAAGGGAACATTGATAGTTGGTTTATGGTAATTAATTGAATGTTTTGCGTAAAACTCAAGGTCGGCAGGTAACATCCACTCGTAATAATAACCTTCAATAATAATTTTACTGTTGGCAGCAGGGGTATCAGCCAACCTCACAATACCATTTCGGGCATCTATTGAGTAGTTAGTAGACGTAAGTGGTGTAACACTTGCACCAACAATGTTTGCAACCCAAATAGTGTTGGTGTCAATGTTAGGTTGTCCTAACTCAAATGTACGCCCAACAGCGTCAAAGTTAACTTGAAAGAACTTAGGAAAATCACGCAAATAGTTTCGTGCTACTTCTACAACATATTGAAGGGGTGTCTGCGCCATTATTGGTCTCCTGAGCCCTTTCCAGGGATAGTGTCACTAGACGGTTCATTCATCTGTGGTTGTTGTTCACGAAACCTATGAGCGGTAACACTACGAATTTTTGTAATGTCCGCAACCGTTCCCGTGGGGTTTGGGATTGGTCGTTCCATTACTGGGCCTCTAAGGTATCAATACGTGCGGTTAAACTTGCTATAGCAGTTTCTTGTTGTTTAATAACACCTAGAAGTTCTACAGCAAGCATTGTGTAGTTAATTGCTTCTGGTTGGTTATTTTTGTCGTAATGAACAAGATGATTTAGACCAGCATCATGCATATCTTCAGCAATTAAGCCAAACTGATTAAAACGAGTATCTTGTGAATCTTCTTCAATATACTCTGCTTTGTAATCAAAAGTCACTGGATTAATATTTAAAATTCTTTTTGTTAAATCGGTGTAATCAACAATATTTTCTTTAACCTTACGGCTAGATGCTGATGTACCTAAAGTTAGGTTAGAACTAACAAGGACAGTACGACCTGAAACTGCCTGACTATAAACATCACTTGAGTTTATAACACGGAGGCAATTCAAGCCAAGGTAAGTATAAGAACCACCTGCTCTAAAATGTGAGCCCGATGAAGTATCGGTGGCTAAAAATTGACTAGCCTCAACTCCCGCAGCACTGCCAGTTCCCCAATAGTTACCAGATTGCATAGACCAATAAAAGTTAGTACCTGAATCGTACAGATAACCAGCGTAATTAGAGTACCCAGCAGCCGCAGCAGTCTGAGCAGAATTAACATTAAAGTTAGAAGGGTTCCAGACATAATGGTTAGAACCATCATTGCTACCCCAAAGCCATGTAGGTTGACCACCTTGACCAGACCAGTTGAAAGTCATGGCAGTACCATTACCTCCACCTTGTGACAAAGTAGACGCTTTAGCGGCTAAAGTAGCGTTTGTAGCCGTAGCAGCGTTACCAGTAGTGCTTCCTGAACTGCCTGTGACATTTCCTGTGACATTTCCTGTGACATTTCCTGCAAGGTTTGCGGTAATAGTGCCAGCAGAGAAGTTTCCTGAGGCATCACGTAGCACAAGGTTATTTGCAGTATTGGTACTAGATATTGCAGTGTACTTAGCAAGGTTTTCCCAAGCGCCTGCGACTTTAAGCCATACACTAGATTTACCAAATGCAGCATTTGCTGTGGTAATCCAGATGTCACCGTTAGCGGCTTTAGCGCCATCACTGTTAGCAGCAAGGGTAGGTTCATTTGCATTAATCCAAGTAGTGTTACTTGAAATAAAGAAACGTTTATCTACAATGTTGGGTGTATCAATGTACCCAGCAGAACCTGAGCCTGAGCGATAAATAGCAGCAAGAACAATGTCACCATCAACAAGGGAAGGAAATTCTGGGTTAGTGCTACTAGATGTACCTTTACGAAACTTAGGTATTAGTGGAGTTTCTTTAGGAATGACTACAAGGTCAAAACGCTTGTTTGCATCACCACCGTCTAATACAAGTGTAAAAATTTCGTGGTTGTGGTAATAGGTACCATCAATGCGCACTTTGTACGGAGCAATATTAACAGAGTTACTAGTTGTTGAGGTCTTAGTAACAACACCGTTAGTTGCATAGTTGGTGGGGTCAAATACCACACCATTGGATGAGTTTCCAAGAATTTGGAAATCTACACTGTCGGGCTCTGCCTGGTCGCCAACCCCAGTAGCAACTGCATTGGTGTAGTTGGGAATGGTAAAGCCCATTAATTACCTCAGAGAGTGTCGTAGATGTTTCCGTTGGTCTTGAGGTACTCATAGAGGTCTGCTGGAATATGGAAGGTTTTTCCATCTTCAAAGTTAAACTTTTGATTACCCCAATGCATCAGCCATGTGCCTTTAATACGAGCACGGCGAATGTTTGAATCAGTAGCGGGTTTAGAGACAACTGTTTCAGTCTCATCTTCCTCAACTGGTTCTGCAAATATGTTGGTCTTTTTTGTGGTCATTTTGACTCCTAGTTTATGTAACGTAATTGTTGTGCTGAAGGGAGGGTCTTAAGGGACCCTCCCTCCGACATCTTAGTAGATTGCAGGCTCCTTATTAGGAGATTGCGCCACCCTTTGTGTTGATTACAACACGAGACTCTGCGGTGATGACACCGAAGCCCCAGATTGCATACCATGACAAACCGTGCTCACGACCGAAGTCAATGACACCACCGTCACGCAGTTCAACTGGCAATGCGATTGCCTGACCGAATGCGTTGTCACCAATCATGATTGCTGAGTACGAGTCAGCATCTGGGTTTTGGTAACCAGCGGTTGCTGGGTTGAGGTCAACGATGCTGGTTCCACCCTTGAGAACTTGGGTGGTCTCAATGAAGACTACGTCATACAGACGACCAATTTCACCGAGCATGAAGTTACCTGGAGCGGCATACTTTGTTACTTCAATGAATTCAGGCCAGTCACGAAGCGCACGGCTCTGTGAAGGGTGTACGAAACATACGTAGGTATCGCCAAGGCGAGGGATGTTCTGACCAGCAAGTACTTCAACTGCGTCTTTTACAGCAGCAGGTGAGAGCCAGCCTGGGTTAGATGCGTTACCAAGGGTACCTGCATCGTATGGCGAGATAGAACCACGAGCCGCAGCAGGTGAACGACCGAAGACTACCGAAGGAGCAACGGCTGCGCCGCCACCGAATGGTGTTCCTGGTGCGTACAACGTGTTACGAGCCTGGATGTCCATGGACTGAGCCATGTGACGACCAAGAAGTCGTGAAGATGATGCCATAACGTCATCAAATGATGCGTTGAGGAGGAGTTCAGTAACTGCAACAGCCTGACCTTGTTCCTTAACGGTGATTTGAATTTGACTTGCAGAAAGAGCAACTGGCTCCATACGTACACCTTCAGTAAGTTCAGCACCAGTGGCTTCGCTAGTCGTAAGGTTGTTGTAACGCATAAAGTTGATTGTCAAACCAGGCATAACTCCGAGTTCCGTCTTCTTGACGGCAAACTGTTCAAAGCGTAGAACTGGCATTGCTTGGAACAAGATTTCCTTGGACCAAATTTGCTGAATTGCTGGAGAAAGTGTTGAATCACTTGAGTAGCCTGTGGTTGTAATTGAACCAAGACCTGCTCCTGTAATTGCGCCACCTTGTGGGGCTGGAAGGGCCATAAAATTATCCTCCGTGGATAGTTGTTGTTGTTAGGTTAAAACCTGCCCCGTGAGGGGCGGGCGTTGAGGAGCCTGTCTCGCATCTTCATGTACTGGTCCATCGGCATGTTGCGGATATCCTCCGCTGTCAATGTTTGGTATTCCGTCTGAGTTTCCATTGGCCCAACAGGGGGAGCCGTTACTGGCGCACCCCGCAGGCGACCTTGCTGTTGCGCAGTCGCTTGCTGGATTGATTCAATAATAGCATTACTTCTCTCAGTAAGCACTGCAATTGAGTTTTCTATCTCTTCTTCGGTATTACCAAAGACGAGGTCTTGTAATTCAGGGATAATGCTGTCAGCAGCATCTTGAACACGGCTGTTGCGATAAGCCGTTAATTCTTGGATACGGCGCTCTTTTTCAAGGAGTGCTTCCTGTGCGGCACGCTGGGTTTCAATGGCATCAATACGTGCTTTGTAGTCTTTTTCTACATTTTCAAAACGCTGAGTCCACTCATCTTCCTTTTTAAGAAGCAGTTCTTTAGCACTAAGTTCGTTGTGCTCACGTTGCTTAAGAATTTCTTGTTCTTGCTTTGCACGCTCTTCTGCTTCTTGGCGGGCTGCTTCACGCTCTGCGGCGATGATAGCCATTTGCTCTTCCATGCTTTTTACACGGGTGTCAGCCTCTTCAAGACGCTTGTACATCTTGTCTTTTTCCTGTTTACGGATGTTTTCTACTTCATCCTCAGAAAAGAGTTTAGAGTTACTTTTCTTCATTGCGTCTTCAACGAATTGCTCTACTTGGGGAGCATCCGCAGGGACTGAAATAATGTCCCCTTCGGGACCTGGGTTTCTTGCCATGAGTATTACCTACTTTGTTAGTTTGGCTTATATGAACTTGTTTAGTGCTACGTTTAGTTATCTTCGTCAGGGTTACGGCGTTGTGCAAAACGAGCGCCATAAGCCCTGGATACTATTTTATTTACAATTTCCTCTTCCATCGGCATTGCTGCACCAAGTCCAGGCATCGGGGAAGCGGGGCTTTCCGATGTGGATACATTACCACCTTCTGAAGGTGCAGGCTGGGCACCTCCGTCAGGCTGTGTAACCATTCCAGTAGCAAGCATGATGGCTTGCTGAATCTGCGCACGCATCATGTCCAAGGCACCTTGGTCAATAGCGTCATCTTGCAGTTCTTCAAA